AGTTCAGACATTGTTTGCATTAACCAAATCTTAGGAACAACAATATCATTTTGAAATAATTCTTTATTACCTGTAATATCTAGTTCAACACCTTCAAAGTTAGATATATCATAATTTGCAATTGCAGCTAAAGCATTTGAAGATAAATTACCTTCAGCTAATGGTGCTAGTGCCACATCTTTTTTTACTACAGCTTTTTTAGTAGTTACCTTTTTTGTTGTTTTCTTTTTAGTTGCCATGCTTTTCTCCTTATACCGTTTTATCGGCTAATCTAACTAATCCATTTCTAATAACTGCATTCTTTGTTGTACACCAAATACCCTCAACATCTAATTCAACTTGTGAACAGATAATCATTGCATCTAATCCCAACTCTCTTAAATCTTCTAAAGCTTTACTAATGCTTTTACCTAATTCATCTTTAGCCATTTGTGCTTGTTCTTCAATCTCTTTTTCTTCTAAACTCATTTCAGTTTGTTCACTCATTTTGCTACCTTCCTTTTTTCGGTTGTTAATCTTCTAAAATCTTTTTCTAGTATTTCAATTCCATCAATAACGATTTCATCACCTAATTTACCATCATCACGCATTTTATTTACCTGTTGACTGCAAAACTTTTTTAACGCTGCAACTTTTAAACTGTTAGTAAAAAATTCTAAAACCTCATGAGGTTCACAGTTTGTTTTCATCCACTTTAAAAACTTGCCTGTATCTAAAATATTCATTGCGTATCTATCATCAACTTTAACTGTATAGCCGTTTTTTAAAATATGTTTACTCACCATTGCAGAATCAAAAAGTTCCATAGTTTTTCTAAGTTGCTGTTGCTTTTCTTCTTCAAGCTCTTTTATCTTAGATTCAAACCATTTAATTTTATTATCAAGCTTTTGAACTTTTTCAACTTCAGTTTTTAAGTACGGCTCATATTTATTTGCTTCCATATCTTGTTCCTTAATGGCTAAAAATGCTTTATCTATTATTTTCAATTATATCTAACCCATCACTAATAACACTTAGTTTATAAACTTTTTTCTCACCTGTTAGTTCAAACAATCTTCCTGCAAAATGATCTTGGTTAGCTTGAAATTTATTTTTACCTGTTTTAGCATCAAACATTATATAGGTATTGTTAATGAACACTATTAAATCGGGTACACCTTCCTGCCCAACTCTAACTGGCACTTCAGGATTAGACCACGCCCGATGAAATCCAACATCATAAGGAATTATTATAAGTTCAGGAAATTTACGGCTAACCATAATCATAAATTCTTTTTTCAACTTATTATGTAATTCAGTTGATCCACGTACTTTTGAATAATCGAAATTAATATCAATTGTTGTCATTATGATTCTTCTTTTTGGCTTTGTAGATATTCATAAATAATTTGGGAAATAGTAAAATCCATTTCATTTTCTACAGATTGATCAATTGAACCAAAATCAAACCCTTTTCTACCTGCTAATTCATATTTAACCATTTCCCAAATTTTAAATGCCATCATAGTTTCTCTATTCATATAAGCCCCCTAATGGTACGTAGTTGTACATTTCTTCCCATTGATTTAATATCTCATCAGTTAACCCGATTGATTTTTTAATTGTTAAACATTTTTCTTTACCATATTTTTCAAGCATTTTAATAACTGCTTTTTCTTTTGCAACTTGGTATGTAAATTTAACTTTTTGTTTTGGCCCATACTGATTTAACCAAAGTATTTTTTTAAAGTCTTTTATCATTTGCCTTTGTTCAATTACTTCTTCACTAGCTGATTCTAAAAATATCTTTTCTTTTGCCGATTTGGAGAGTTTTTTAGTAGGTAATGGTTTATTACAATGCCCACAAAAAGGGCAAATATTATTTTTACCAAACGCTTGAGGTTCTTCAGCTCTAAAACACTTATCACATACACGCATCATAATATCTTCTAAATCTTTTTTACTGCGCTTCTTAGGAACTTCAAGGGTAATTTCTCTATGCTGATAAAAATGCCCATTGTTTATTAAGTTTTTAACAGGATCAATAACAATACAATCTGTATAGAAATCATTTTTTCTACTTCCACGCCCTAACTTTTGAATGTGAAGGTTTGCATTAAGTGTTGCAGCTAAATCAAGTATTGTACCAATACAAGGTATATCAACCCCACGTGTAATTATCTTGATATTAATCAAAAATCTTAATACACCTGATTCAAACTTTTTAAATATACTAATCCTATCAGCATCACTTGTTTTATCGAATACAAATGCAGCAACTTCTTTTTTATAATAATTATTAATGTAATCTCTAAAATCTTCAGCATGTTGTTTGCTTGAACAAAAAACTAATGTTTGGCGGCTATCACCATAATCTAACCATGCAGTAAATGAATGCTTAATCATTGTTGGGGTGTTCATCTTCTTAGATATTTGGCTTCCTACCCATTCACCACGCTTAATTTCTACGTTGCCTAAATCAATTGAATGCTTTGGTATGTAGTACTTGTAATCTACTAAAAATCCACGCTCTTTTAATTCTAATGGAGTAATAGGGTTGATAAAGCAATCAAAAAAATCTAACCCATTATAAGGTGTTGCAGTCATTCCAAGTAAAAAAGTTCTAGCATATCCCCTATTTAAATATCTATTTATTGCCGATTGATAAGTTGATGATTTGGCTTGATCAGCTTCATCAATAATTAAAACAATATCTTTAGTGCTTGAAATATGTGGGTGTTGTCCACGTGTATTAATAGTATCAATTGAGCAAACTTGAATTAATTTAGTATCATCATACTCATCATGATTGGCCATAAAAACGCCATAATCTAAATTAAATAGCTTGGTATCAGCGGCTAATTGATTAACTAATTTTCTGTTTTTAACTACCAATATAATTATAAAATGCTTATGAATCTTTTCAATAAATGAAACAATTGTTTTTGATTTACCTGAACCAGTTGCCATTACTAATAAAGTTTTTAGATTAGCTCTAAACTTTTCATAGATTAGTTCATGGGCTTTTAATTGATAATCCCTTAGTTCAAACATTTAGGTTGCCATCTTGATTTAATTTCTTCCTGTTCACCCTCATACCAAACTGAATCAGCAAAACAAACATTAAACCATGGAAGTGATTTAATAAATTTAACTGTTGTATCACACCAATTTTCAACCCAATATTCCTTGTATGAATATTCAATTTTTCTTCCAAAGGCAGTACGTGAAACTCTAGCGTTTATGTACATTATTCTGATTTTCCTTTATAAGTTTTACCACCAAATGTAATTATATCAGTTCTATGTCTATGAACTTTATTTTCACTAGACGTTTTCCAGTTAACATTTGAAGCTGCGGGATTTAAAGTATTTCTATCATCATGATCTACTTCTATTACACATCTAGGATATAGAGTTATTAAATTTAGGTATTGCTTTGCTTTAAAATTACTAGCTACTAAAACATGTACCATATATTTAGATTTATTTAATTCAATTCTTAAATATTTATTTGATCTTGATTGGTGAAGGTTGGGTTTCATTATTCGTTCAGTTTTAGTTGAAAATATTCTTCCCCACGATGAAATTAAATACTCCTTTTCTTCTTTTAATCTTTTCCATTTTTCTTTTGCCATTATATGCACCCTGCAATTTGCTTAAGTTCATACACGAATAATTCTTTTGAGGTTTTAAATTTTAGGTAAATAAGTTCAACGCCATCATTTTCTTGAAGAACCTCAACCGCTTTTATTGATAGTTCAGCGGGATCAAGTGTTAGAAAATTCTTTATTGTTGTGTAGTTATTTATTGTTAAACGATAAGCTGTAACAATTCCTGTTGATTCTTCAGGCTTTGTTTTTCTAAATGCAATATTAGTGTCCATTATGATAACCTATCTATTTTAATTATATCTTCAAAATTTTGTTTACCATCAATTCTATTTAGGATAAGGGATACCCCCATATGATAACCACCTCCATCAGGTGATTCATTTTGAAAAAACTGAACTAATTTTTTACCCGTTAATCTATTTTGTTTTAACCAAAGTAAAATTTTATCCCACTCTTTATAGTTAGTTTTAATAAAATAAATAGCATTAAACGCTTCCTGTTCACCACCAACTAGGTATTCAAATACAGCACGCAACCCACGTAATTCTTTATCTATTACTGCCAGTCGCATATTATCAGGGGATATATTATTTAGATTGTTCATGGCTCATTACCCCTAATTTAATCATTCCTGAATCAAGCATTAGTTTTGCAAGGCTTGTTCTAAGTTCAGCTAATTCATCAGCTTGATCAATTATTTCAGTGTATTTATTTAGTGTTAGATAAATTGCTTTAATAGCATCAGACAAATTAATATTAGTTGTACTTGATACCTCTAGTGCTTGCCTGAAATCTTCAGCGTTTTTATTTGCTGCAATGGCAGCTTCTTTTGATTCTTTTGCAGCATTAGTTAAATCTTCAATTACACCTTTAATTTGCTGAACAACTTTACGTGCTTCATCTTTTGATTCTAAACCTTTTTCAAAATTAATTTCCATTACAATAATTCCTTTAGTAAACTTTTTAATTGTTTATTTTGATTCTCTAAATGTTTAAGAATTTTCCCAAATGCATCTATTTTTTTAATCTTTTCATTATAGATTTGTTCAGATGATTTTTGGTACTTTTTGAAATCTGTTTTTAGTTTGTCATAGTCATTTGATAAGATATTAAAATCTTGAATTGTGATTTTTTTCACTTGTGCTCTCCCCTGATGAATTTTGTATCGCAAGCATAATGCAAGCATATTGAATTCGTCAACCCATTATTATAAAAAATTTATTGTAAATAAAAACACTTGAGGTTTTCAATACTATTTTTCAAATACATTAACCTCAAGTGTTTATCCTTCAGGGAAGAAGGAATTAAAAATTTACTTGACGCAACTCTCCCTTGTCAAGTGATGTTTTTTAAGATTAATATTCTATCCACACAAGATTGAGAAACTTCAGGGAGAAAACTTTTATGGCCAAATGGTTCAATTACTTTTTGCAATCCAAAAACTCACGCCTAACACAAGGGCACATACCAACAGATAAATTATATGAAAAAATCTTAAGCCATGATGGTAGTGAAGCCTATTGTTGTTACTTTGATTTAGATTATGACAGTTTAAAAATGGAATACTGGAATGGTGAATATGAACCTGATGGTAAAAAGATTTATGAATACCTTCCACAAAAAGATACTCCAACAGGGGATTATTATAAACCTGAAATGACTTTTACTCAATATGAAGGCAACTGCAAACCATCTTTAAATATGGTTAGTTTTGATTTTGATTCTGATGATGTACAAGAATCTTTAGATGATGTTAAAAAGTTTGTTGAGTTTTTAGGTGTTGATGATATTGCAGTTTTCTTTTCAGGTGCTAAAGGTTTTCACGTTATGGTTCCATGGGGATATTTCCCACTTGAAGCTAACCCACATCTACCTAACCAACTTAAAGACGGTGCAAAAATATTAGCTGAAGATTACCCAACACTTGATACTTCAATTTATAATTACAATAGAAAATTTAGAGTTCCATTTACTAAGCATGATAAGAGTGGATTATTTAAAACTTATCTTTATGGTGGGATGATATTTAATAATGATATAGAACAAATTAAAAACTATTCTGAACAAATAGCTACACATGATTTCCTAGCTGATATTAAACCAAACCTTCCACGTGAACCATTACCACATTTAATTGAATTGTTTGAATCAGCTAAACGTAAATCATATGAGATTGAAAAATCAAAAGCAGGCAATAAAGAAAAGCCTAGCCCATTTGAATCTTATGATGGCAAGAAATGTATTGCAAAAATGTTAACAAGTAGATGTGATGATATTGGAAGAAACAATGCTTGTATTAGAATTGTAAATGATTTTTATCGTACTGGAAAACTTCAAGATGATTGTGAAAAAGAAATATATGTATGGGGTGTAAAGGTTGGATTACCTGCAAATGAAATTAGTACAATCGTAACTAACATCTATAATAGAAATGGTAATTATAATTTTGGTTGTCAAGATGAAGCAAAGAGTACTTATTGTACAGCTAAATGTGAGTTATGGCGTAAACTAGCCCCTGATAAACGCCCTGTTGTTGCTGATGCCCCTGCTAGTGAATCCTCAAGTATTAAAAAAGATTTTGATGGTGTTGGTTGGTTAATGCAAAACATATTTGGCAGCATATGGAATGAAGAATTAAAAGAGTTTTCCCTAGGCAGCATTGTAAAACAAGGTGAATCAGATTTATTTTATTATAAAGATAATCATTGGCAACATTTAGATAAACCTAAAATTCATGTGCTTCAAGTAAAGCTTAATGCTAGTTGTGGTAATTTTCTACCTGATAAAAGATTAGATAGTATTTTTAGAATGCTTGTGAAGTATGTGCCACATGTACCTGAAGATGTAGATATGTTTAGCCCTAAATCTAATATGGCCAACTTTAATGATGGTACTCTCCATTTGCTAACTGAAGATGCAGGTTATTCATTAAAGTTTAAAGATCATGATAAATATAATTTTTGCACCTCAAAGATTAATTCAAGTTATAAATCTTATTTGAAAAATCCTGAACATAAAAATGAAATGTTTGAGGCATGGTTGATGGATTATTTAGAAAATGATTTAGAGAGATTTAACTTGGTTCAAGAAATGTTTGGTGCATCTTTACTTCCTAACTTTGCTCAATTCTTTGTTCTTCTAGGAACTAGTACAACAGGTAAAAGTACCATCATGAAGATACTTAAAAGACTTCATGGCAATTGTAATTATATATGTGGTGTTAGCCCTGATAAGTTTAATGGGTTCCATATGCAGTCAATGATTGGCAAGCTTATTAATATTGTTATGGATATTAAAACATCATGTAGAATTGATGATGATGTTGTTAAACAAGTTGATGATCAAGAACCAATTAGGATTGAACGTAAAAAATTAGATGATGTATATGCACCTATTCCACCCCTTCATATATTTGGAGCTAATAAAATGCCCGCTACAATGGAAGGGTATAGTGGTTCAATGAATAGAAGATTTAGCATCATAAACTTTAATAAAATATTTACTGGTAAGAAGAATAAAAACATAGCTAATAAAATATATAATAATGATGAACAGGGAATACTTAATTTTGCCCTTAAAGGTATGCAGCGTTTAGTTGAAGATAATCAAGGGGAATATACAAGATCAAAAAGAAGCCAAGATAACATAAAGAAGTGGGTTAGGAAATCAGACATAATTTCACAGTTTATTGATAATATAAAGACTGAAGGCGTTACTAAAAATGGTGATCATATTGTTGTTGTTGAACATGGAGAGTTGTCAATCAAAAAAATTGAATTATGGTATGTTTTTAAAACGTGGCAAGGTGATGCTTTAGAAAAAATCAACCATATTGGTAAAATTAAATTTTATAATTTAATGACTGATCATAACTATATTGAGAAGCGCACTAAGAAGGGTGATTTTTATTATGGTTTGGGGTTGGAGAGTGAATTGGCAGGGGATGATTCGATATGAGTGATTTAAAAAACATGGCAGTAAATAAACTAAAAGAAGCAAAAGAATTAATTGATGAATTTCAATGTGAAAACAATATGTATGATTCATGTAAAGATTCTATGAATGCTTATGATTTAATAATAAAAATAGAATCAAGAATTGATGTTGTAATTTTGCTGCTAGGCAATACCAAATAGTTTTGATTCTTTTTTAAAAGAATTTTATTCTATTTTGCCATCTTCAATGTACTTTATTGAATTGGTTAATCTTGCCATTTCCATTAATTGACGTATTGCTTCAGATACAGAAATATCCTTGTCAATACAAAATTTCTTGAATTTTTTTAGTTCTTCTGAATCAATTGTTATGTTAAATACCTTTTTCAACTCTTACACCTTTAGCTTTTTTTGGTTTGGAGAGTTTTATATACATGGTAATCCTACAAGTCAATAAATATGGTAATTATTTGTGAAAATAACCTCAAATCCCTTAAAAAGTGAAAGTTTACTTACACCATTTTAAACTCTGCACCAACTGCTCCATGCGTTAAGTAATTGAACTTCAAAGGCTATTTTTAAAAAGTGTAATAGTGTAATAGTTTTTATTAAATTAGTATAATAGTATGTATACTATACCCATATATACTACAATTTAATAATAAGGCATAAAAGTTGATTCTATACTTGAGGTTCAAAACTCCAACTCTTACACCTTGAGGTTTTCAGCGTGTCATAAAATCAATTGTTGTCAGACAAAAACTGTTGAGGTTTAATTAATCCATGAGCAAACCATCAAAAATTCTTAAAGTTTCAATAAAAGAAAAAGCTTTTGTTGAAGAATATTTAGTAAATGGGTTCAATGCCACTGATGCCTATGCAACTCACTATGCCTCTAAACGCTCGAAATCACGTGCATCTCATAATGTAGAATCTTCAAAGCTTCTACGCAAGCCTAGTGTTCAGCAATTTTTAGCTGATAGATTGGAACAGCGCAAAAGAGAAATTCACGTCGATCAAAACTATGTTGTACGTAAATATCTCGAAATCGTCGAATGTGACTACATTGGTTCCACCCAATACCTAACCAAGGATGAGCTTGATAAAATGCCTGAAAACGTACGTAGGCTTGTTACAGGCATTGATTCTGATATAACAACAACAACTTTTAGAAAAAATAATTATGATGATAAAGATGATGAGGTGCAAGAAAAGTACAAAGTTACCTTCATGTGCAAGAATAAGGCGTTAGAGGCGTTAGGCAAGCATACAGGTACATTCATGAAGGATAATATTACATTGCAAGGCAATATAGAATCTAAATCGTTTACTGATGCATTGAAGGAAATGGATATTTAAACACGCTGCACGATAAAGTTTCTTATCGTGCGTTAAAATAAGGAAGATATGAAGATACTAGGAATTATTTTATTTGCATTTTACATCACTGTTGTTTTGTGGGCACTTTATTTAGCTGTAATGAACCTAAAACGAAATAGGGATAAAGCAACTAAAACTACTTGGATTATGGCATTCCCTGTTTTGATTGTTGGTGTAATCATTGACATTCTTTTTAATTGGGTTATTGGTTCAGTTATATTTTTAGAATTTCCACGTGAAACTGTTTTTACTGCACGCCTATCAAGGCATTCAGGTTGTGGTACATGGCGTGCCAAAATAGCTGAATGGTTTTGCAAGCATTTCTTAGATGCATTTGATCCTAGTGGAAATCACTGTAAAAAAGCATGTGGTATGAAATAAGTGCCTAAACTCTCCAAAGAACAACAGGCTTCACTTCAAAGATTAAATGAACAATTGAAGGAAGCTAAATCTGAAGGCAATAGGATTAAAATAAAAATGCTAACTAAAGTAATTAAATGTGTTGAGGCTAAACAGAAAAATGAATAAATTAATTCTATGGTTAAAAAATAAATGTTGGCATAAATGGGAATTTTTAGAAGAAGATACTTATGGGGCATGGATTGACAAATGCTACAAATGCAATAATACTAGGTATGTTTCAAGACATAGGGTTTTTTGATGAATGAAGACCTAAAAGAATTAGTTAGAAAAGTTAAAGTGCTGCAAAACAATGTGGCACTTTTTTTTACTGGTATTCTAGGTGTTGAAACACTAGAAGGTTATCATGAAACAATTTGTAAAAAGGTTGTTGAGTATGATCGGCTTGCAATCAAGGCGTGCCATGCTGTTGGTAAAACTTGGATCATGGGGCGTATAGCTTTATGGTTTCTAAACTGTTTTAAAAACTCAATTGTAATTACAACTGCACCAACCAATAGGCAGGTAGAAACTCTACTATGGGGGGAAATTAGAAAAGCTCATAGACGTTCAAAAACTCGATTAGGTGGGAAGCTATTAAATAAAAAATTAACCATTGATGATGATTGGTATGCCATGGGGTTTTCACCATCAACAGGTGCAGCAACTGAATCTGATGAGCAACAGGGTTCCGCATTCCAAGGCTTCCACGCTAAACACGTTATGATTATCTTTGATGAAGCAACAGGTATTCCACGTGATTTATATACAATGGCCGAAGGTTTATTAACATCAGGGGTTACAGTAAAATGGATTTGTATTGCCAACCCAACAACAACAGCATGTGAGTTTTTTAAGATATGTAGAAAAGCTGAATGGCATGTTATGACTATTAACTGCTTTGATTCTCCTAACATGATTGCAAATGGCTTTACTGATATTGATAAAGTAAAAGAAGAAATTGATTACCTAATGACTTTATCAGATTACGATAGGCTTAAGAGAATTAAAGATTATAAAAAACCTAATGGATATTTACTAAATGCTCAATGGGCAATAAGTAAATTATATGATTGGGGTTTTGAGCATCCATTATCTAAATCAAAAATTCTAGGTGAGTTCCCTACTAGTGCCGATAATGTAATTGTTAAATATGATTCTGTTATAGCGGCAATGAATCGTGAACCAAGTTATGATTATGAAAAAAGATGTATTGGAGTTGACGTTGCAAGATTTGGGGATGATCTAACTGTATTAACTGAAATCACTGATGTTACAGTACGTGAAAAATATGTGCATATGCACTTAGATGTTGAAGAAACAACAGGGCATGTAATGCAACTTTTCACCATCGGTAATCAAGGCAAAGAAACACATATTGTTGTGGATGCAACAGGTGTTGGTTCAGGTGTTGTTGATGCTCTTAGGTGGAATAAAAGAGAAGGTTTATTACCTGATAATTGTTATGTGCATGAAGTGCATTTTGGTATGGCCATAAAACTAAGTACTGCAAAAGAATCTGAAAAATCTGATGTGCTTAAGAAGCAAGAAAAGAAATTAAATGATACATATGAAAATCTTAAAGCTTATATATTTGATCTACTCAATAAAGATTTAAGGCAGGAATTATTTCTGCCTAATGAAGAAATCTATGAAGAAGAATTACCCACCATTCTATTCACGTATTCTAAGAGAAATAAATTATGTGTGGAGAATAAAAAAGATTATAAGGCACGTACTGGGAAATCACCCGATACTTCAGATTCACTAGTACTTGCTAACTATGGTAGATACTTAAAACCTAATCATGTAAAATTTACTAGAAGAAAAGAATCAGCTAAACCATTTCATAAAACATATGGTAGCAATCCTAGAAGAACAGTTGAGAGAAAACAAAGAATTAAACCAAAGAGTTACTAATGAATGATTGTGAATGTGAATGTGGGGCGCACTGGATGCAAACTTGTGATTGGTGGTGTGGGCAAGGACTAACAAGCGAAGAAATCTGGGAGCGTGAGAATCATGAGTTGGCAGAAACTAGAAAATTAAGATTAGAGATTGCAGAATTAAGATTAGAGATTGCAGAATTAAAAGATTTGATAAAATCTAAAGAGTGTTAAAAGCAACTCCATTAACAACATACTGATCATTATCATTCATTGATAAAACATTTTGTACATTTTCAAATGATTCTGAACAACCAATGCCATCAATATTAAAAGCATCCCCTGAAGTCATATGTGATTGTCCACATGCATAGCTTCCACCTGAATTTGCTAAATAGGTATGTTTAGTTTCAACATAATCTAAATCATTACCACTAACATTATATGTTGCAGTTGAAAATGATTTAATCTGTTCACAATTTTCATTTGTATTAAACTTTGTTATTTCCACTTCATAATTGGCAATATAAATCATGTAGTATGAACTATCTAAACATTCAGATTTATATGAACCATCAATTATATCTAAGTTTTTAACCTGTACTGATGAATCAACAATTAGCGTACTAGGTTCAGGTGAAATTGAAGCTATTCCTTCATTAGCACTAGAATCTTTTGATTCTTCACAACCTATAAACAAAATCAAAGCCAGTATTGTAAAAAGTTTCATAAATCCCCCATTTGTATAACTCAAGTATAAGAGAAATAAATGCTGTATTAAAATACATGTGGTTATAAAACTTTTAAAGCGTGAGGTTCTAAATAAGTGGCAACATAATGCGCCACATAATACAAACTGATTAAAAACTTGTCAACTCATGTATAAAAATTTTACAATTTATCCGATTTCATATCTAATTAAACTATGTCCAATTTCATTTAGGGGAATTCATGCCTGAAACTAATGCATTTGAAGAAAAAAAAGTTGATGAAAACAAGGCAAAAACAAATTTTATACCTAGAGGAAAATCAGGAACATTAGTAACTGCATTTGAAATTCAAGATGATTATTTATTAGAACTAATTGGTGTTGACGGGCAAGAACAATATGAAAAAATGGAACGCTCCGATTCTCAAATTCGTAAACTAATGCACGCAGTAAACAACCCGATTAAATCAGCACTATGGGATATTGAACCCGCTAGTGATTATCCTAAAGATATTGAAGTTGCTGCATTAATTAAGCATATTATTTTTAATGATCTACCTGATGGCTTTACATCAAAGCTAGATGAAATTCTAGATTTTCCATGGCGGGGGCATTCAGTATTTGAGATTGTTCATAAAAATTATAATGTAGCACCTTATGGTTCTTATACTGGTTTAGCTAACATAGCATGGCGTGATCAAAAAACTCTAGATCAATGGGATTTTTCACGTGATGGTGTTTTAAAACAAATTCACCAATTACAAAATGGTGATATTGATGTTAATGATTGGATGCCATCAGAAAACCTACTGATTTTTTATAATGAGAAAAAAGGTAACAATTCAGGCTTCCCATTTCTTAGAATGCTATATGGTAATTACAAAAGAAAACTTTTATATAAGCAACTTCAAGCAATTGGTATCGAACGTGCTGCTTTACCTGTTCCACATTTGGAATTACCAGATGGTGTAAAATTTGATTCTGAAGAAGCTGATGCCGCTGAAGAACAATTAATTAATTTTACTCAAGCTGAATCAGCATACTTCATGACTCCATTTGGCTATAAATTAAATTATAACCAAACTGGCACATTTGATCCTTCTAAGGTTCAAGTAGCAATTAAATCTGAAAATGAAGAAATTGTTGGTTCACTAATTGGTATGTGGCTTGAAATGGGAATTGGTGGAAATTCTGGTAATCAAGCGGGTACAGGAATTAGTGCTGAATTCTTTAAAGATGGTATTGAATATATTGCTAATAAGATTTCAGATAAATTTAATCTTGAATTGATCCCTAACTTGGTTGCTTTAAATTTTGGTGAAGTTGAAACACTTCCTAAATTAAAGCATTCAGGTATTGCCGATATTTCTGGTAAAGAGTTAATGGAAATCGTAACTGGTTATGCTAAAGCAGGAATTATTGCACCTGATGAGCAATTAGAAGATCATGTTAGAGCATCAAATAATCTTCCTAAGAAAATGGAAGGTGATATGATTGATAATGGGCAATCACAAGATGATAAAGATGATCCTAAAGAAACACCACCTGAAAATAATAAAAAGCCTGAAGCAAAAGAAGTTGAATTAAATACTAAAGGCATAAAAAATAATCCTAAACTTTTAATGGAAGCTCAATCTGATGTTGTTGCTGATATAATTAGAGAATCATTAACATTTTCTTCTAACAAATATATCAATGATGTAATGGCCAGATATAATCAACTTCCTGATTCTAAAAAACAAGCTGCCACATCTAAAGTTAAAATTGGTGGACAAAATAAATTTAAAAAAGAATTAAAAGTTTCACTAACTGATACATTTTTTAAAGCTGTTGATCAGGTTAAATTAGAAATACCATCTAAAGCTGATATTCAATTAAGCACTAAAGATTCTGATATGGATAGATTTAACTTTAATGGTAATGAAATAAAGTTAAACGAAAAATCTAAGCTTCCTACACATGTACAAATTCTTTTAACAAAACAAGCTGAATTAATAAGTGAAGATTCAACAAATGAATTAAAAAAGCGTGTTGATTTTTCTTTTTCAAGTAATGAATTAAAAACAGCTAGTGCAGCGGTAATTAAGCAAGTAATGGAAGATGCTGCCGAAAAATTTATTGAGTCTAACCAAGTAAATATTAAAGCAACTAATGTTGTTTCTTTATCTGTTAATGAAGGTAGAAATACTTTTTATTTTGATGATGATGTTGTTGAAGAAATTCATTCATTCACATTTGTAAACTTTGCACCTGTATCAGCAATATGTAGAGAGTTAGCGGGAACAGTATTTAAAACAAATGATGCTGATTCATTAAGATATTCACCACCACTACATCACAATTGTAAATCATATTTACGTGCTAATTTAAAATCTAGTAAAGGCATAGAAAGCCTTGAGGTTTCAAAATTAGCTCCGAGTGCTGATGCACAAAAGAGTATTACACTATGATTAATTTATTACATGGAGATTGCTTAGAGTTAATGAAAGATATTCCAGACAACTCAATTGATATGGTTTTAACTGATCCCCCTTATGGTACTACAGCTTGTAAGTGGGATACTGTTATTGATTTTGATTTAATGTGGAATGAACTTAAAAGAATCACTAAAGATAATGGGGCTATTTGCTTATTTGGTAGCGAGCCTTTTAGTAGTGCTTTAAGAATGAGTAATATTAAGATGTTTAAGTATGATTGGATATGGGATAAAGTTACTGCATCAGGATTTGCCATTGCTAAATATGTACCCCTTAAACAGCATGAAATAATTAGTGTATTTGCTAAAGGAAAAACTATTTATAATCCACAAATGGTAAAAATGGATAAGCCAGACTCATATAAATGCTACTCTAAATCAGAATCTTCTCCATTAGCATCTAATGATGGAAAAAGAAGAACTAGAACACATAAATATCCAAAAACAATAATAACAGAATCAAATGCTAATAGAAAAGGTAGACTTCATCCTACACAAAAACCAGTAGCACTATTAGAATATCTAATCAAAACCTACACATTAGAAAATGAAACTGTTTTAGATTTTACTATGGGATCAGGTTCAACAGGTGTTGCATGTAAAAACTTAAATAGAAAATTTATAGGTATCGAAAAAGATGATAAATATTTTAAAATAGCTAAAGATAGAATAGAGGAAGTATGAAAAGTTTAATTAAAATATTTAACAAAGTTATGTGCAAAGTCTGTTGGGGATTAGGCACAAAAGAAACTGGCAACGACACTATCAGTTGCCCCGCATGTAAAGGTAAAGGGTATCTGTAATGGCTTTTTTAATTAATCAAATTAAAGAACAAAAAATTCTTGAAATGGAAGTTAACCTAGATGATTTTATTAAAGAACATGGTATTTCAGAATCAGCAATGATTCATACTATGATTTTTGATAAAGAAGTTTTTGTTAAAGAAGAAGAAGTTAGAGAATATTTAAAACTTCAATACATGTGGGAACCAACTATTGTTGAAGAAGGTGATTCATTTGTTGCAGGTATTATGAGTGATAGGCAAACTGATCCTGATACTGAAGTAACTGTTGAGCTTAGAAGGGGTGTTATCGCTAAAGCAGGTGATTTAATTCCTATATACAGTAGTAGGGAAATGGAATTTAACTCTAAGGGTGCTTATTCCATGGTTAGTAAAATTGATACTGTTAACTTTAATGAAGGGCTTCCACATACAATAGAAATTGCAAAAGTTGCAACAGGGTTTCACCCTAGATATGGAAATATAGAAGTAACACAAGATCATTTAGAATCATTCGTGAAGAACTTTGATAGTAAAGTCATGGATATAGATTTGGCCGTAAATGAAGATCATCAGAAAAATGAGGCGTTCGGATGGTTTAAAGAAGTGTTTTTATCTTTTGATAAGAAAACTTTATATGGGCAAATACAATGGAATACAAAAGGTACTCAAGCTTTAAGCGATAAAGATTACCGATATTTCAGTCCTGAATTTAATTTCAATTACACTCATGAGTTAACAGGCATCGAACATGGCGCAACTCTAACAGGTGGGGCATTAACTAATTACCCATTCTTAAAGATGAACGCTTTGATTGAGCTAAACAATAAAAACCCTAAACAGGAAGGTAAAAAAGTGGAAACTATTGAACTATCTGTTCACAATACTATGCAAGTTGATCTGAATACTAAGATTAATAATATGCAAGTTGAGTTGAACGCAAAAACTACTGAAAACAAAAATTTAGCTGAAGAAGTTAAAACATTAAAAGGTACAATTGAATTAAATGCTAAAAAAGTAGTTAATCAAAAACTTTTTGATGAGGGTAAATGTAATGCAGCACAATTGGAATGTCTAAATAGAGGTGGTGATTCTTATGAATTCGCTTCACTAGCTGACACTATTAATTTAAATGCTAACGGTGCTGATGGTAACAAAGAAACTACAATTGAGCTAAACTCTAATCAAAAATCAATAGCTGCTAGCCTTGGTTTAACTGATGAAGAATTTAATGTAACACAACTGTAATTAAGGAAAGGTGATAATATGACTGCTTTAACAAAAGGTATAGATAGAGAAGGGAAGAATTCAAAACTTCCTGCGTATGGCGTAGAGGCTAATGCAATAATTTTTAGAGGTGCAATGACTATGATTAATCCCGCAGGATTTCTTGTACGTTGTTCACAAATTGCAGGTTCAGTATTTGCAGGGATTGCAAGAACTGAAGTTGATGCAACTGGTTTAGTTGCGGGTGAGTGTAAAGCTGAAGTTGAATCTATGGATGCTTTTTATGTTAACATTGCTGCCGCTGTTCAAGGAAATGTTGGTGCTAAAGTTTGGGCTTTAGACGATAACACTGTTGAACTTGCACAGACTGCAAATAGTGTTTTGGTTGGTAGAATTATAGAAGTTGTTTCAGCTACTAAAGTTCTTGTTAAACCTGATTCACTTTTAACTAAATAATTTAAGGAGTATTAAATGAGCGCAGGTGAAAAATTTAATTATACTACCATTGGTAGAGGCTTAAAAGCTGCCTTTGTAAAAGCTTATGATAATGGTGAAGATCCAAGTGATGTAATGCAATTCATTATGGAAACTACATCAACTGGCCGTGATGAAGAATACGGTTGGCTTGGTAACTCTCCAAAAATGAGAGAATGGATTGGGGATAGAAAATTATCTAAACTTAATTCTTTTGATTATAAGCTTAAGAACAAAGATTATGAAGCAACTCTAGATGTTAAAGTAAATGACATTGAAGATGATAGATTAGGGAACTATAAAACAAGAATTAATGATTTAGCTACTCAAGCTAGATTACACCCTAGAGATTTATTTTTTGAAGCTCTATTAGCAGGTGAAACGGAACTTTGTTATGATGGTTCACCATTCTTTTCAGCATCACATCAAGATTCTGAAGCTTCAGGTGTACAATCAAACATCTATACTTCAACAGGTACTACTCTAGCTCAAATCAAAGCTGATTTAGTTGGCGTTAGTGCTGAAATGAAATGTTTATTAGATGATCTTGGTAAACCATTTGATGTTTCAAAAATTACAATTGGTATTATTTGCCATCCTGATCTTGAAAATCAATTTGATGAGTTAAACACTCTAGCACAAATTAATAACTCAAGTAACTCGATGAAAGGTAAAATCAGCACAATTGTTACATCATGTGAGATTGCACCCGCTGAATGGTATTTTTCTAACATCAAAGCAAACGGTGTTAAACCAATCATTAGGCAAGTACGTCAAAAAGCTAAATTCGGTTCACTAGAAGCTAACAGCGAAAACGGTTTCATGAGAAAAATTTATTATTATGGGATTGATTCACGTGAAGTATTTGGTTATGGATTGTGGCAAAGAATGTTTTTAGTTAAATAGTACTAATACCCCCTCCCTTAATTGGGAGGGTTTAACTTATGGAGCTAATCGTGGCAAAAAAAGAAAAAATGAAAAAAGTATTTTTAAAGCAAAAAAGAGCGCATGCGGCAGGTTTTAGACTTGGTAGGCATTTGATTACTTTAGGTGCTGCAAAAGAATATGAGCTAAATGAAGCTGAATTAAAAGAGCTAAAAGGCAAAGGCCCTCAAGCTTGGATTAAAGAAGTTACACAAGCTCAATTAGATGCAATGCCATCATCAAATAAAGAAAACAAAGAAATGCAAGATTTGAAAAAGAAGCTTGTAGATCGAGTTGAATTAAATGGTGAAGAATCGTTAGAAGATTTAAAAGCAATTGTTGAAGATGTTGAAATGTATGATGCACTAGTTTTAGCTGCAAAAGAAAAAGGGCTTGAGGTTTCAGGTGAAGAATCTATTGAAGATTTAGAGGCATTGCTAAAATAAAAATTATAAAAAGGTAGGAAGCATCAATGGATTTAATCAACACTACAGGGCTTTATGAATCTGTTGCAAAAAATCTTCCTGAAGAAAAAAGGGATAGATTACGTGTAGCGGGTAAAGACCTTTCAATCGGTGTTGACTATGATCGTATTGATGCAACTTATCCTACAACATCAAGTGAACAATACGTTTATTCAAAAAACGCTATAAACGTTTTAACTATAAAAGTTACCTACATTACAGCGGCTAAAAAAGACCTTCTAAGCGTAGAGGTAATTTAATGAGTTATAAGTTTAACCCCATATCAGGAACGTTAGATTATTTTGAATCATCAACTGCAATGGGTATGGATTTTTATAAACACAATAAAATTGTTGATTCATCTTTTTTGATTTCTAAAACAATAACATTATCAACCACACCTTTACTAGATAGTGAATTTGCGTTTTTAAATGGGCTTCTTTTGCCAGATGATTGTTACACTGTACTTGGTGCAGTAATTACTTTTGAACCTACTTTACCGTTTAAAGTGGGACATATAATTAACATAAGATATGCAGCTTAAAAGCTGCAATTCATGGAGAATGTAAAATGGCAATTCAACAAATAGATTTAGAAGTACAATCACAGGATTTAACCCTAACCAAAGCAAAATTAAAAGCAAACTTTTTAGAAGGTGCTAATCTAGATTTAACAGGTGGAAATAATGATGCCACGTTAACAGGGTTAGCTAATGGTGTTGCTAATGATGATGCTGTTAATAAAGGGCAAATGGATGCAGCAATAGCAGCGGGTGTTGTTGGAGGCATGACATATAAGGGAACTATTGATGCATCAGTTGCAGCGGGTACAGCATTAGATGGTGCTGTTGCAGGTGATTTTTATTATGTATCAGTAGCGGGAATATTAGATGGTATTTCCTATAATATTGGTGATCATTTAGTTGTAAACACTGATATTACAGATTTCAGTGTTGATGGTGCAGGTAAAATTGATATTATTGATAATACTGAATCAAGTGATATTCTTAGAACTTCAGATGTTGTTAATGATTTAACAACAGGTGGTACTACTGTTCCATTATCAGCACAGCAAGGGGTTGTGCTTAAAGGTTTAGCTGATAACCTTCAAACTGAAGTTGATGCAATTGAAGCGGGTGCAGGGCTTAATACTGATGGTACATATGCCACGCCTTCAGGCACTAATTATATTGATGCCTCAACATCATTAGCAAATGCTGATGCATTGTTAGATGCTCAAATAAAAGTTAACGCTGATGCATTGGCAGCACTTCCAACTGATGTTTATAATGAAAAACCTGCAACAACTGTTGGAAATCCTGTATTGGCAGCATTAGCAAACATTCCTGTAACTGATGTTAGGGTATACTGGAATGGTTTAAGAGCTGATGAAGGCGCAGGAAATGACTATACTGTTAACCTCACAACAGGGGTAATAACAATGGCAAGTAACATGAAAATTAAAGATAAAATTCAAGTAGATTACAAGTACTAAAGTTTAGTGTGGGGGAAATTTCCCCCACACCTTTTAAAGGTGTAAAATGAGTAGAAATCAAATTGATGGTGATCAAGTACAAGATGAAACACTAACAGGTAATGATATTCTTGATGCTTCAGTTAAACGTGTTGATTTAGAAAACTATTCATTTGCTACTTTAGATGATGTTACCCTAGTTGCCGCTTCTCATGATGATTTAATTTCATTTGATAGTAGTATAGGTAAATTTATAAATAAAAAAAGTTATGATTTAAATTTTTTTTATAAGCGCACATTTAGTTCAGTTGAAGATATAATAATTCCAGTTGATAAAGTTTTACAAATGCATTCACCTATATTTGATGGTGAATTATACATTGATGGTGAGGTTTACATATTATGAGTGATGGCACATTAAATTTTCCTAAAAGAATTACACCCCCTGCTACACCTGCGATTAATAGATATAAAATATATGTTGATGGCACTGATGATGAAGTTAAATACATTGATGATCTTGGAGTTATTAGAACTTTTAAAGGTATTCAGGGTATTCAGGGCAATGATGGTGTTGATGGTGTTGATGGTGTTGATGGGGCGCAGGGTGTTCAAGGTATCCAAGGTATTCAGGGTATTCAAGGCCCTCAAGGTGCTATGACAGTTGAAGCACTTATTAGTGAAACGGCATTAGTAACACTTCCAAACACTGCTACAAAAACAATAGTTTATTCTGATCCAATAACAATAACTTCAACAGGTGCATGTTATTTGGATATATCATTAGCAATAAAGCCACATAATGCTTCTAATGATATGGAATTTGATTTGCAGTTTGATGGCGTAACTTTATCACCTACATATGCTGAAGAACATAAAGATATAAGTGCCGCTCAATCAATGTGGCGTTCACAATGTATTGATTTGGGAATTGTTACAGCGGGAACCTATAATTTAGATTTAAGATTTTCAAAAGAAGTTACAGGTGGAACTGCAAAACTTAAAAACTATACTGCTAAAGTAGTGAGGTACTAGAATGTTTATTAATAAAGTTAAAACTATATTGGATTTAAATAAATTTCAAGATGATGTTAAAGAAGCATTTGTAAAAGTTGAAGGTGTAATTTTATTTGGTGTTGATGATTTAAGGTTTACACTAACTGAAGCCTTAACAGTGCAGGAAGATATTGATTTAGATGCTTTAATAGTTTCTTTTGTTGATTCTGATCCTGAACAATCAATTCCTAAAATTTATGACATTGTAAAAGCAGAAATTAGGCATAAGCATTATCATAATATTAATTATAAAAAAGAATTGATAAGTGCACTAATACCTAAAAGAACAGTTACTAGAGGTGAAGTAACTAAAGTTGATTGGTACAGGGCTTTAGATGTTAACATGGTTCCAACAGATAAAATTTTATCTGTTGATATTGCTTACTCTAGGGATGCAACAGGGTTTGCTACTTCTAGAGTAACCACACGTACATGGATTAATAGGGATGAAACATTAAATACAGATACTAAAACCACTTATAAATACTACTTTATAAATTCTTCAGATATGATTGATGAAGGGTTAAAAAGAAGAAAACTTTTAGTTAACTCAATTCAAATCCCAACCCTTAATTTTATGATGGAAGTGCTTATGCCTCTAGGCTATACACAAGCCGCTATTGTATTATTAGGGCGTGCATTTATGGATGATTATGATGGTGATTTTAACAGGTTTGTTCAAAACTCATCAACTATAACTGATCCCGCTGATCCTAATGTTGGAAGAAAATCAATAATAGTTGAAATAGAAAATAATGATTCTGTTGGAAGAAATAAAGATTATAATCTATGGTTGGATAAAGCCCCTGCATCAATTGGTGGGCAAACAACTATTAGGCAATACTTTATAAATGAATTTAGTATTTAAAAGGTAGTTTGATGATTAAATTTTATGATTTTATTTTAACAGCTATTACCCCCTTTGTTATTGTATGGGGGAAAATTCATTGGCCATTTACTCACAAGAAAATTTCAGGTGCTGATTATTATAAGTGGCGTGATTCAATAGAAGTTGGAACTGTATTATTATCAAAAGTCAATGGAGAATTTTCAAATATAATTAACCCAACTGAACTTAAACACGCAGGTATTTACGTTGGAAATATGGGGAGTGGTGAAATATATTATGTCCTTGAAGCTGTTGGAAGGGGGGTTGTATTAACTGATCTGGTAACGTTTATCACAACAAAGGATATTTTAGTAGGGTGTAAACCAAAGTTCATTAGAGAAGATTCTGATGGCTTTATTTATGCCATTCATGAATACGCTAGAAAAGTAAAAGGTTCACCATATGATTACTTATTCAATAGTGATGGCAAAGCATTTTACTGCTTTGAGTTAGCAGCAATGTGTTTAAAAAGCGTTTATTCTGAAATACAATTTAAGTGTATAGAAATTGTAAAAAGTAAAAAAATCTATTCTGAAGAAACATTTTTAGATACAGATTTTTTTGAAATTATATTTGATTCTAGGAAGGTAAAATGAAAATAGAAATGATGCTAATGATAATTGGTTCATTTGGAACACTTGCTTTATCTATAAACGCATTTTTTTTAAGAGGGATTTATTTAGATTTAAATGCTGTAAAAATAAAATTAGTTGAAATATCAACTAGGGGTGAAGCAAAAGAGAGAAGAATTGAAGAACTAGAAAAGAATCAAAAAGAAATTTTTGATAGATTGAATATAATTGAACGTGAGGTTTTAAAATGAGTTATGCAACTAAAGATGAAGTTAAATCAATGTTTAGAGATTTTGCCGATAATTCACAAGCCGCTGTTAATGATACTGATTTAGATTTATTTCTAACAAATTCAACAGCAATAATTGATTCTAAAATAGGAACTCTTTACACTTTACCAATTACTGAAATAGATAACCCATTATCATTTGCCATTTTAAAGCAACTACAAATGTTTAAAGTAGCTTGTATTGTGGATGATATTTTAAATTCATATGGTGAAGCTGATAAAAAACCTACATGGTGCTCTAAAGCTAAAAAGCTTATGACTGAACTAGTACCAGAAAAGAAAAATAATTGTGCTCAATGTGAACCAACAATGAAGCTACCTGATGCAACTTATTTAGGTACTAGCATACAACAGGGCAGGATTAGAATTAGCGCAACAACAGGCACTACATTTAAAAAGGGTGTAAACAACTGGTAAATTATGGCAACGGGCTTTGAGTGGACTATTGAAAACGATATAGCCTTTGCAAATGGGCTTGATAGATTAGGGCGTGCCACTAATGATTTTACAATTCCATTCAAGCTTATTAGTTCAGATTTTTACCGATCAAATAGAAAACTTTTTACTCTCCAAGGTAAAGGGTTATATCAAGATTTATCTGAAAAACCTTTTAGAGCATTTTGGCAAAATAAGAATGGTTTTGCTTCATACTATGCAGGTGGATATAAAGAATATAAAAAAGTTAACTATGGATTCACCTATCCAATTCTAGTAGGTGAATCACGTGTTTTATCAAACTCTATTTTAGGTGGAAGAAATAAACATTCAATTTTTACATTGAGAAAACAAGAATTACTATTAGGTTCATCAGTACCATATGGTAAATACCATCAAAGTGATGCAGCTAGAACAAAGATACCACAACGTAAATTTGTGTTCATTGATGGCGGCCCTGCCGATAAGTCAAAAGATAGTTCAATCAATGGTAGGCGTGAACGATGGTTAAATATAATTAATGATCATGTAATACAATTAGTTTCAGGTGAGGTTTTAAAATGATTTATGATGAAGAATTTATGATTAGAGATATAGAAGCATTATTTAAAGCTAAATTAAATGCTGAAATTGATTGTATTAATACAGAAAAAGGTGCGGTTTCAGGTGATGCACTTTTTATTGAAAATATACCAAGTGATAAATATGTTTTTGAAACGATAGATAAAAAGCTATTGAACTTCACTGGGTTTTTTGTGCTTTATGGTTTAGTTGATTATCCTGTTGAGGGTGCAAATATTGAATCATATATTGAGGGTACAACTATAACTTTTCAAATTGGTACTTTTGACAAGGGCGAAAAAGAACGCTCTAATATTATGTATAAGTTGTTACGATATAGAAGGGCTATTTCACAGGTTATCATGAAGAACACCGATATATTTCGGGGTTATGCTAAACCTTTGGTTACTCGCCTTAAACCAGATACCCTTCCATTTGATCGTAATTATGTAATTCTAAAAAGTGGTGTAGATATTAAAGCCTCTAATACTTCACGCTAAAAGGAAATTAAAATGAATGAAGAAAACGAAAAAGTAGAACCCGCAAAACCTTTAGTGAAAAAACTTATGGCCAAAAAAGATTTTAAATTTCAGCATGGTAAAGATGTTTATGAAATTAAAAAAGGTGAAGAAGTTAAAGTTCCTAAAATGTTTCATGCGAATTTAAAAACAGAAAAGGTAATCTAGGAGAATATCATGGCAGATTTTGGTTATAACAGAATTAATTACGGCATACATAATATATGCCCATTTAGAATTTCGGATGGTAGACCATATGGAACTCTAAAAGTTTTAGGTAGTGCTACAATGACACTAACAAGTGAATTTGAAGAACTATTTGGTGGATCAAATAAAAATGCATGGGCGGTTGAAGCTAAAACTATTTCAAGTGAATGGGTTGCTTCAGTTAAATCTATGCCTAACTTTTTGTTTGAATTATTTTTAGGTGCAACAGTTACTGATACGGCAGCTAGTGCAACAGGTACAGTTGGGGATTTTAAAAATATTCTTGCTTCAGCGTCTAACCCTGTACTACAAGCATCAACTGGTATTGATTCAGTAATTGCTAAAGTTGGTTCAACGGTTGATTTAAAAGATGGTATTTATATTATTAAAGCTAAAACAGCTACAACCGTAACTGTATATGCATTAACTGATATTGAATTTAAAAAACTAGGTGCAATTAATGAGCTTAGTTATCTATCTGATGATTTAATTATTGCTGATGATCTTGCAATTGTTACAGCGGGCGCACCAACTGAAATTGTTGGGTTAGGTGTAGAAATGATTGGTGGTAGTGGAACTATTGCTATGGATATTGGGGATACAGCTAGATTTTCAGTTAGATCAGCACATAATGGTGTATCTGAAATTCACATTGGTTCAGATTCAACAATTTTCCCTGAACATCGTCAACTTTGTTTGGGTGGTAAACGTGCAAACGGTGATACGCTTGAACTTGAATTATATAAAGTTGTTGGTTCAGGATTTGGTGTACCATTTGAAGAACAAGCTTTTGCAATTCCTGAATTATCTATGAAATTAGTTTATGATTCTTGTGAAGATAAAGTTGCTACTATTAGAGCAAAACGTGGTGAAGGATCAGGTTGTTAATCAAGGATGATTAGCATTTAGATCCATAAGCTATGCGCCCCTTTAATTAGGGGCGTTTTTATTAATATTTTCTCTAACTTCTTTTTCAGTTTCTTTTCTATCTTTATAGTGTTTACCCCTAAGATGCTTATGCTTCATCACCTAAAACTTTTTTTAAATCTTTAACGTGAACCATATAGGATAACCAAAGTTTTTTATCTGAATCCCTTAATAATTCCCATTCTGTTAGAAGTTTAAAAACTTTTTCTTTATTTGTTTTTAGATCATTTAAAAATTTGCTCATTTCTTCCCCCTTTTCGGTTTAATCTCTTTTTCAAAATCTTCTTTACTAGGTACAAAATTCAAAGCTGCATATAGTATGTATTCACTCAAGTTACCTTCAGTATAAATACAAGCTTTTCTCATCATTGCATTCATATCAGATTCAACACATCTAAAGGTAATACGTTGGGTTTTATTTGTTTTCGGTTTTTTTAATCTCATATCATTTTCCTTTGAGGTTCTATATAGCCTAACACGTTAGAACATTTTGTGCAAACAATTTGTCATACATAAATTAGTTAGCTAGAATCGTATAAAACTTATACAATAATAGTAGGAACTGACTATGAGCTATACAGCGGAACAATTTAAACCTTGTGCCCCAACCATCAATATTGATGGTATTGATGTTGAACTCTCCATAATAGACTTAAAAACCATTGTTAAATTTAAAGAACTCTATGGTGATATTTCAGAAATTTATACACTTGTTAATAAAGAACCTCTGAAGATTATAGAAGTTGTTTGGCATCTAGTTGCTGATAAAAGTTTGTTTGAAAACAGATATAAAATATTTGAAATTAAATTTAAAAGTGAACCATTAGAACAGATTGGTAAAAACGCCATGGAATGTTTTGATGATTGCGTTGTTAAATCAATGCCTCTAGTAATAAATAAAAAGCGTCAAGATGATATAAATAAAATTAAAAACTCAACTGACAATCAAACTCCATGTTATGCAAAATACTTTGATGCTCTAGCTAAACGATATGGGATTTCAATTGATGAATTTTATGCATTAACTTTAAGGCAAATAACTACAATGTTAAAAACTATAAGTGATGAATCATATAGTGAATTGGAAGTAAAAGCATCTTTAGCAGGTAAAAAATTAAAACCTAGAATGGTATTTAATGATGTATCTGAAGAAGAAGAAAAAGATCAAGATCAGCAAGCCGTTGATGCTGTTGCAAGACTGCAAAGAGAGTATGAAGAACGTGAAGCCAAAAAACAGGAAGTAAATAATGGGTGATAACAGTTTAATTATTAATATATCTGGTTCAGCGGATAAGTTTATTGATGAACTTGATAAGGTAAAAAAAGAAACTAAGAACCTTGAAAAGGTTTTAGGTAAAACAGCTAAAGCAAGCGCATTAGCATTTGCAGGGTTTGCAACAGCAATAGCAGTTGTAACTAAATCTTTTGTTGATTATGAAACTGCATTAATTGGGGTTGGTAAAACAGCTAATCTTGAAGGTAAAAAGTTAGATGAGTTTGGTAAAAAGTTTCAAAGGTTATCTGAAACAATACCTGTATCTACAAATGAGCTATTAGGTATCACTCAAGCCGCTGCACAGTTAGGTGTTACAGGTGAGAAGAACCTTTTAAAATTTACTGAAACAATCGCAAAGCTAGGTGTTGCAACAGATTTAACAGGTGAAGAAGCTGCCACATCACTAGCAAGAATTCTAAATGTTACAAATGAAAACATTGAGTCAATTGATAAACTAGGTTCAGTAATTGTAGCACTCGGAAATAATTATGCCGCAAGTGAATCTGAAATTGTTAAAGTTACAAATGAAGTTGCTAGATCAACGGCAGTATTTGGAGTATCAAGTGCTGAAGCGGCAGGGCTTGCAACTGCATTAAAATCAGTTGGTATTCAGGCACAGTTAGGTGGTTCAGTTGTAGGTAAAGCATTCTTAAAGATTCAAAAAGCAATTGATGGTGGTGGGGATAAACTAGCTTTATTATCTCAATTAACAGGGGTTGCAGGGGATGAATTAAAACAAACTTTTGAAGATGATGCAACAGGTGTATTTGAATCTTTTGTTAATGGGCTTGGTAACTTAGAGGGTGGAACAACAGCGGTATTTAAGGCGTTAGAAGGTCTTGGTTTAAAAGGTGATGAGGTAAACAAAGTTTTACCAGTACTTGCCAAAAACTCAAAGCTTCTAGGTGCTACGTTAAAAACGGCAGCTAAAGAAACTAAAAATGCAACAGCATTAAATGAAGAATCAAGAAAAGCATTTGCATCATTAAAATCTGAAGGGCAATTACTTCAAAATACTATTGTTAATTTAGCAACTGATATTGGGCAAGAATTAGCCCCAACTATAAAAGAAATAATTGTTGATGCTAGAAACTTTATTAAGGCAATCAATAGTACTGATAATGAATTAGCTAGTAACATTGCAACGTTTTTAAAATGGGGTGCAGTTATTACAGGTGCTGTTGCAGGTATTTCAGCATTTCTTTTAGGTGCAATTCAATTATCAGCTTTAATAACTTCAATAGGTGCTGCGTTTTTACCTGCCGCTGCCGCTGCATCAGCATTTTGGATTGCAGTTACAGGGCCTGTTGGAATTGCTGTTGCGGGGTTGGCATTAGTAGCGGGTGGAATAGCAGCGGTTGTTGTTGCTGCAAACTCTGATGAAAAACCTGAAACATTAAAAGAAATTAATGAAGAAATTCAAAAGCTTGAAGGTAACTTAAAAAAGCTTGAACGCAAAGGTGCTTCACGTGGAAGAACTGAAGAAATAGATAATATAAATAAAGAAATAGATGCACTAAAAGATTTAAGAAAAGAGAAACAATTACAAGATAAAGACTTTGGAACAGGGGCTTTACTTGTTCGCCCTGAAGCTGATGCAGGTGATTTTAAATTTGGTGCTGATCAATTTGGGCTAGAAGGTGAAACAACTTTACCATTTAAAACTGAAGCACAAGTTGAAGATGATGCTGCCGCTGAACAGAAATTAAAAAACAGCACTAAAGCAAAAGAAGAAGTATTATCAAAAGCCGCTGAAAAAAGAATTGCTGAAGCACAGAAATTAAATAGAGAATTAAAAGCAATACAAAAAGCACGTGCCGCTGAAGAAACTGATGAAGCTAAAGATGTTGCACAAAGAAAAGCAGAAATAAATAATGAGTTACTAGAGGCTAATAAATTTTCATTTAAACTTGAACGTGATTTAGCAAAAGAAAACATTTTATTAAAACATGCTGATGAGTTAGCAGAAATAGAAAAGTTTGAATCTGAAAAAGCAGCTAGAAAAGCTGAACGTGATGCTGAAAAGAAAACAATTCAAGATTCATTGCGTGAAGAAGAAGTTGCAAATCGTGAACTATTAGATGAAGAAGATTTACTTGCATTAGAAGAAAAACTTTTATCTGAAGATGAATTAAAAAAACAAGTTGCAGTACAGGAAGCCACTAGAGTTATTGAAGATAGAAATAAATTTTTAGCTGATGAAATGAAATTTGGTGAAACATTTGCAAAACTTAATCAATTTTTTAGAGACAAAGATTTACAGAATGCTAAAACAGGTGCTTCACAATTAATTCAATTAACACAATCTAAAAATGCAACTCTAAATTCTATTGGTAAAGCAGCGGCAAGTGTAAACGCTGCCATTGCAACAGGTGAAGGTGCAATAAAAGCATATAGTTCATTAGCAGGTATTCCAATTGTAGGGCCTGCATTAGGTGCGGGGGCAGCGGCAGCATTGATTGCATTTGGTGTTGAACAACAGGCTAATATCCTAGGGGCTAGGCAAGGTGGTGTTGTGCCTCAATCGGCAGGGCGTGCAGGTGTAGATAGTGTACCAAGTTTATTAACTCCTAATGAGATTGTGGCACCACCTGAATCATTTAGTGAGGTAGTAGAGGGCACAGCTTTAGCTAGAGGTTTTACCCCCCCTGATGAAGATGGCAATACGGGTGGAACTTCAAGTGGTGGTACAGTTACAGTTAAACTTGTTCCAACAGGTGATTTTATTGGTGTAATAGAACAAAAACAAATTGAAGCTGAAGTTCAAAATACTAACGTGAGGTAATAAAATGGCTGAATGTAAAACAGGGCAAATTCTATTTTTAAGAAAAAATCACATTGATCTAAATAGACCTAACCCCGCTATAACTATAACTGATTCTGTTGCTACAAATACAGGGCAAGATTCAGTTATATTTTTAAGAAATAGAAATAATATTTCAGGATGGTTAACAACTGATTCAACTGATGCTGCTAACACTGTTATGTTAATAGAATTATTTGATTTGCTTAATGTTGATTTTATTATGCTAGTTAAACACAATTTTAAAAATTACACTATTGAATGGCGTGATGCGGGTGCAGTATGGAATAGTTTTGATATAGGTACTTTAAATACTTTAGGCACTAATATACATGAAAAAGATACCCCTGTTATCACAAATGCTATTCGTATAACTATTACAGGTACACAAATTGTTGATGCTGATAAAGAAATGCGGCAATTAATAATTACTGAAAAGAAATATCGCTTTGAGGGATGGCCAGTAATTAAAAAACCTGTTCATTCTAAGAACAAAAAAAATGATGATATGTTGAGTGGTAAAATTAGAAGTGTAACAACTAGGGGTGCATTTAGTTGTGAACTTGAAATAAAATTAAGTGGATCAAATAATGATTTAGATATGCATGAAGATGTATATGCACAAGCTGAAGGGCAACTACTACTTTTATCAGGTGGTAAAGAATCACAATTTAGAACAAATCAAAAAGGATATAGAAATGAAGATGTAGTTTTAGTTAAACCAATTGATGAGTATTCCAACCCTTATTCAAAAGGGATTTACTCAATGGGAATTAAGATAAAAATGAAGCTAAAGGAATCGGTGGATTAATGAGTGCATTTACTTTTTATTTAAGCACCCCTTTAAACGATGGCACATATAGTGAGTTTGAAGATATTACTGAAGATGTGTTAGCGTCTAGTGTTGGAAATCTAAAGCAAGATTTATCTTCTAATGAATATGACATTGGAACAATTAAGTTTAATAAAATTTCTGTCAATCTTAGAAATGAAAAAGCTAGATATAGTGAGGCAAATAATCCACTCTCCATATTCACATTTAAACGTGATGAAACTATTTTAAAAATAATGTGGGATAGAAACGCTGATAAAATTAGTTGTGGAAGCTTTGCATGTGGGTTGACTTATTTATCAGCACCTATTGAAGTGTATAAGGGTTTATTAGAAGATAATTCTTCTAAATTTGATTCTGATGAACAGATTCAAACATTTAACTTCTTAGGGCTTGAATCTGTTATTGGTAAAGTATCAGTTGATTTTAGTGCTTTATCTGTTTTAGATAGTGTTGAAACAACTATCTATAATATTTTAAATCAAGCAAAGATAACTAAATTCATAAGTGTTTCACTATCAAACATTTCAGTAAATCTAAGTTTTGTGCCAGATTCAATTGCTTCATTAGAAAATAAAAAATGTTTGGATGCCCTTGATGAACTTTTGTTTTTATCAGGTGCAGTTTTGTATGTTAAAAATTCTGAAGTTATTGTTAGTAATCGTGATGGTGGTGCAACTAGTGCATTTACTTTTTATGGCCCTTCATCTGATTTAGGTATTGAAAATTTATTAAACTTAGGTTCATACACATTAGGGCTAAATAGAACTTTTAATTTTTGGAAATGGAAGGGTACATCAGTAATACAATCTTTTGCTGATAGTATTGATAATTTTGGATATAGAGATAAAGAAATTGAGAGTGATTTAATAACTAATCCTGTAATCCAAACTGCAATTTTAAACTCCTTATTAAATGAGTTTGCATTTCCTAAAATAGAACTTGATATTGAAGTTCCTATGACTTCACCCATAGTTAATAAAATATTTTTGCTAGATAAAATAAATATTGATTATCCTGCCGATTATAGGGGAAATGAATCTGAAGAATTACCCGCTACATATGGTAAAGCAATCTATGGTGAGTCAAGCTATATAAATGCAACTTCAAGTTTAATAATTGACATTACAACAAACTGGAAAATTTTAAATAGAAAAATTTCAGTCAAAGGTGATAAACTAACTTTTAAAATAAGGGAGATTTAAAAAATGGGAACTAACACTTTAACCGCTAGGGTGGATGGTAATAAAATCCCCGCTAATGATCATAATGAGCTTGTGCAAGCTTTGTTAATTGATCTTGTACCAAGAAACAATTCACGTGCACCACAAGATATTATTGGGGCATTGGGCACATCAGCTTTACGTTGGTTGCGTGCATATGTATCAGAATATTATGTTGGAAATGCTGCAAATAATTTAAGAATATATGAAGGTGCAGCGGGTGAGCTTTGGATTGAAAACGGGTTAAATAATAGGGTTAAAATTAGAAGTGGCATTATAGAAATATGGATAAACAACGTATTAAAAGGAAGTTTTGATTCTAATGGATTAGAGGGTGCACTAATTAAAGCACAATCTGTATCTAACGATTCAATAGCAAGTGATAAAAGATTTATAAGTGGTTCAGTTTTAGTTCAAAGTGATTTAGATACAAATGACACCTTATCAAGTTTGGTACTTGGAGTTAGGAACGGATATAAATATAGCATAAATATAACAATGAAAAACACAGCAGGTGCTGATACAGCAGGATGGCCAGTACTTTTAACAGCAAATGCTGTTCTTTTGAACAACTTTGGTGGGTTTGCAACTGGAGCAACTGGAGAAACATCACAAACTTTAACTTGGATTTATACGGCAACAACAACCGCTAATATAACCTTTAGATGGTATGTACCAAGCGCAGGGGGTGCTCAAGGTGTTAATGGTGGGTTGGCATGGATAGAGGAGATATAAATGAGCTTTGGTGATATTCCTGTTAGAGAGAATGGGGAAGATTTTTTAGTTAGTGCAGAATGGTTTAATTCAATTAAATATGAACTAGTTGCTGCATTTGGGACAGGTGGATACATTAAAGTTGAAGCTGATCAATTAATTGCAAGTGCGGGTGAGGTTTCTTTTGATCCTGCAACTTTTAAACCTCTATTTCCTATTAGTGGCAATGGTGGGGCAGTTGTGGCAAGTTCAACACCGTTTGGAACTTCACATGGTTTTCAGTCGGGTAAAGAAATAATTTTACTTGGTTTATCTGATGCCAATACCGTAACATTTGAAGTTAATGATATTGATGAGGGTTTTATTTCAAATGGTAAAGTTGTTGTTGGAAGATTTGAACAAGTTATTTATATCTATAATGCAACTCTAAAACGATTTATAAGGAAGGAATAGATTATGAAATTTTTACTGCTTTTATTAATTCCTATCTTTGCCTTTGGTTATGTTCCTAGCAATGATAGAAAAATTGATGCTGATGAAATTAGCGTTTTAAATTCAACATATGTTACATTAAAAAATGATGTTGATATGGATACTAATAATATTTTTGGTATTACAAATTTAACCGTTACAGGTTTAACAACATTAGATGTATTTTTAAATGGCCCATTAAAAGCAACGGCAGGTGTTGTTTCTTCAGGTGCTATAAATCTAACTAGTGAAGTAACTGGAATTTTACCAGTTGCCAATGGTGGAACTAATTCAAGTACTGCTTTAACTAATGATAAAGTTATGGTTTCAACAACAGGTGCTGTTATTGAATCAGCAACTACCACAACACAATTAAGTTATTTAGATGCTACTAGTTCCATTCAAACCCAATTAAATGGTAAACAAGATACAATTACAATTCTTCCAATTGCCAATGGTGGTACAGGTTCAGCAACACAAAACTTTGTTGATCTAACTACTAATCAATCCATAGCAGGGGTTAAAACATATACAGGGCAATATGTAGCTGTATCAACTACTAATGGTATGCGCCCATGCAATGTAATGACTGAACTACAACGTGATGCTATTGCAGCACCGTCTGAAGGTGATTGTATTATCAATTCAGATACTAGTGAATTAAATTTTTATCTGGCCGCTGCGTGGGGGCAAGTTGGTGGTGGTACAGGTGGTTCAGGTGAATTTAATTATTTAGTTGGTGATGATTTTGATTTTGAAGAAACTATTGGTGGTTGGACAGGGGATACTGGAATTGCAGTATCAAGAAATTTAACCAATGGATTTCTTCTTAGAGGCTTAGGCTTCATGCAGGTTATAAAAAATACAGGTAACAATTCAGGGCAAACTGCAAAATCACCTGTTTTTTCAATAGATGCGGGTGATCTTGGTAAAGACATTGTAATAAAATTTGATTACATAGTTAATTCTGGTGATGTATCAGCGGGTGATATTATAATTGAGGTAATCCAAGACCCACTTGGAACTCCAGTAATATTAAAAGTTGAAAATGAAAATATACTTGGAGGTGGTGGAACTCATAATTCATCGTTTAGAGCTGATGAAACTATTAAAGATTATCAAGTAACATTTAAGCAAGTTTCAGCAAGCGTTCCACCAACAAACATTGGCTATGACAATATAAAATTTAAACCTTTAAGTGAAGAATCAGAATATTTAGCGGGATATTTTAACCCAATTACAAATTGGGAGGCATCAGCAATTGGCAGTGTTACAGGAACTAGTGGTGGTACACTTGCAATTGGAACAGGTGGTGGAGCTGAATATACAGTTGATCAAAGGCAAGTGGGTTCAGACATAGAAATAAGATATAAATTAAGAGTTGGAACATCTGGCGCATCAGATGTTGTTGGTTCTTATCTATTTCCATTTCCAGTTGGAATACTACCTCAACCATCAGCTAGTGGATCGTATGTTGATATTGGTGGGGGTACAATTACAGTTTGGGCAACCGCTGAATCACACGCAAGGGTAAGGGCTAAGATTTTTAGCACTGGCTTTATTCTTACAAAGACAGATGGAAGTACTGCTACAACTGCGTTTGGTGGTGATGGTTCAATATTTACAAATGCTAACATAACTTCATTTACTGTGCGATTTCCAGTTGTGGGGTGGAATGGCGGCATAAATTCCGTATCAAGGAAAAGAACATTATTAAAAGTTAGAGCTGAAGGAAATGCACTTGAGGTTATTACAGCAAATGTAACTCCAATTCCATTTATAGAAACTCATGATAATAAATCAGCGTATGATGGCACTACTTTTACAGCACCATACGCAGGTGATTTTGATTATGGTGGCGTATTTATTACATCATCAAATTTAACAAGACTTCCTGAAATATGGCTAGACATTGGTGCAGGGTATTTTAGATACAGGGGTTGTGAAAACAGATCAACAGTTGAAGATATATCAAGGTTTAACTGTATTATAAGCATGAATATGGGTGATAAGGCACAACTAAGAACAAACTTAAATGGTGGTACGTTAGTTAATTTTCCCATTTATCATTACTTAAATATTAATGAAGTGCCAAGTGACTTAGTTGTAACTGGAACTTTTGGTGATTGTCAAACTAAAATACTTAGTGGAAATGTTGGTGGGCCATCAGACATAACTTCACTTGAGTTTACAGGGTTAACCATAGGAAATAGATATAGAGTACGTGCACAAATTGATAGTGATCAAAATGCATTAGTTAGATTTATTCATGGTGTATCAACACCCGCACAGTTACAAATTGCAGCGGGTGGTAGAACAGTTACGGCCATGCATACACCTGTGTTTACCGCAACAGCTACAAATTTTAGAACACGAAAAGATGATGCAATAACTACATATGGAAATAATACACAAGCGCAAACTTGGGTTGAACTTTGTGAAAGTAATAAGGGAGAAACAACAAAATGGTAAAGTTATTATTATTAGTATTATTATTTACAAATACGGTATTAGCATCCACCTTGGTAAATGTAACAAAAATAAATGGAGAAGCTATTTGGCAAGAATTAGATACTGAAATACTTGCCGATGAATACATTGCAAATACAAAACACAAGTGGGGCAAGTTAGCAGGTTGGCGTACAGATGATTGTGTTGGGCAAACTGGCACAAGAATTCATGCACTAAATTTCACAGAATATAATTGCCCTGATGAATTCACTGTTACAAAAACCGATACAACAATAGCTAGGGCAGCTAGAGAAGCTTTAAAAACTATTGAAAAGGATATGGCGTTTGGTAAATCTTTATATGCTAAAATTAGATTATTAAATGTTGGTAAAACTGAAGCTGTTAGGGATGCAATGCGGGTAGCATTTGAACCAATTAGAAGCGCTTTATTTGATGGTGATATTTGTAGTGCTAAATCAAAAATAGCTGTTGTGACAGTTGATGCAAATATTACTGCCGAAAATATTTCATATGTATTAGGTTTAATTAATGATGGTGGGTATGCATGTATCTAAAAAAGATTGCATTTATTGTTGGACATAAGTTAACAGCTCAAGGTGCTGTTAACTATTTGAATGAAACTGAATGGGAATTTAATTCGTCAATAGCTAATTATGTTAAAAGCAATTTTTCAACTGATCAATTTAGAGTATTTATTAAAACAACGCATTATGTAAAGAAGGTAAAAGAATTTAACCCCTCTATGATAATAGAATTGCACTTTAATGCCTTTGAATTAAAAGCCTATGGTTGTGAAGCACTTGCCCTTGAAAACTCTCCAGAATCAATTTATGAAGCTAATAATTTTATAAATGAGTTTAATAAGCGTTTTAAAATTAAAAAGCGTGAGGTTTTAGAGCTTCAAGGGAAATTTGATAGGGGTTTTGCTAATTTTAATGGCTTGCGGGCTTATCCTATGTTTTTATTTGAACCATGCTTTGCTAATTTTAAAACTAAAGATTCAATTAAAATAATTGAGAATTGGCAAGATTATGGGGATTTTTTAATTGATTACTGTAACTTTTATTTTGGCAATAAGGATAAAGTTACTGTTAATATACTAGATAGAATGATTGCAATTATGCAATCGTGGTTGCCTAAAGGGGTTTAATATGAATATTTTAGACGAAATTAAAAGTGTTGTTGAAGTAAAGATTAATATTAAAGAAGATGTTCTAGCGCAAAAGCTTTTTGATCAAGCTGTTGATCCATTAATGCTTAAACTAGTTGGATATATTCCTACTGAACTTGATAATGCTTATTATGAAGGTAAAAAAGAAGAACTAAAAATTATGTTCACTGAATTGTTAACAAAAGAAGTTGCTAAAATTGAAGCTAAAATTGATTCAGCAATTGGTGAAGCTAAAATTGATTCAGCAATTGGTGAAGATGAAATTTAATTTTACATGGCCCATTCTTAAGGAGTGGGTTATTTCATTTCTACGTGATAAAGCCGTTAAAGCTGCACTTAAAAAGATTTTAGGGAATGCATTAGCAGGTGGGGTTAAAGGTTGGATTATTAAATATGTTGTAACTGAATTATATGATGAAGTTGCAAAGCCTATGATTCAGTATGCATTTCAAATTGTTGGGTATAGGTATGAAGTACAAAAAGGTGAACACATTTTAAAAAGGATTGAAAATGCTGAAACTAGTGATGAATGGCGTGATTCTGTTAATGATGCTTAGTAGCTGTAAAAACCCACCAACTATAAAAAAGCCTGTTGAAATGTTTGCTATAAGCCAAAAATTTAATGAAGCGGCTAAAGGCAAAAAGAATTTAAATTTTAAAGATGAAAAGCAACGTGTGGGGGAGTGGACAACCCAACCTGAATATATCCCCCTACATGAAGCCCCTGAAAATATGATGTGTTTTTCTATGCTCACATGGCTTAAAGTTATTAAGCCAAAATTAAAACATGGTAGTGAGTACTACCATGATAATAGACGCTAGAATTTCCAAGGTTCTTTTTTACCTCCAAGATATTCCCTAGCATAGCCTTTAATAATTAAGTGTTGATTTATATTAACGTTTTTAAAAAACACATCAGCTAAATACCTTCCATATTTATCTTTACCATGTGATACAATTTGAATAGGTTTAAACATAATTAGGCTATGTAGAAAATCTCTAGCTTCAACTGCTTTTTGTTTTTCAATTTCAAAAGTGCCACGTAATTCAGGTGTGTCTATTCCCATTAAACGAATAGATTCTTTTTTCTTCCATATCCCAAACCCTAAATCAATATCAACTGTGATGGTATTACCATCATAAACTTTTGATACTATTGCATTATATGTATACATCATTCCCCCTTTACAAATGGATGATTATCCCCAAAATACTTTTTAAAGTTTTTAGGTTGGTTAATAAACTTAATCCAAAATTTTGAATTTAAATCTTTAAGCTGAAGCCACAAAACATTTCTAGCTGAAATATTATTTTGGACTATTGTGCTAAATGCATACAAATTAAATAGTATTGATTCAGTTATATTTGTTGAAAACCCAAATGATTTTTTAAAATAGTATACATCATGAGGCATTAATTTAAATGCCAACTTATAAGCATCAAATACTTCATTTTGCCACACAAAATTTCTATGCTCATTTCTAATTTTCCATAAAGCCTTTATTGAATCAATCCAAGAAACTGAATTAGCAATGCCTGAATAACAAAGATAAAAGTCTTGCTGATGAAGTTTTATAAAAATTGGTGTTCTTAAATAGTGCATCCCAATTGCTTCATCCCTTGAAATAGGTGGTTCAGTTTTATTTGGAAGTCTATCAATGTAAAAAGAATTACTTGTAAATTCAAGGCAAGCATCATACAGCTTTTGATAATGTCTAGTACTGGCTGTTAAATGTCCTAGAGCTTGAGCATATGCCGTATAAATCCAACCATTATTAGAACTTGGTTCAAATGGTGAATAATCTTCTTTGCATGGTTTATCGTGATATAGTTCATATTTACAAATGTAGTTATTCTCCATACATATCTCCCATTGACTCATGTAGATTTTCAATATGCTTTTCACATTTAATTAATTTACCTTCTAATATTATATTTTTATTTTCAAACTCTACTCTTTTTCTAGTTTCTTCATAAGACTTAAAAAATATCCATGCAAAAAGTATTGCCACAATTGGTGCATATCTCATTTAACCACCTCTAACCATGTTTCAGGAATATTACTAACGATGCGTAAACTTGGATCATCTTCATACACTTCATCTAATGCCCAATGCTTATTTTCATAATCCCATTGCCAACCCCATGCCTTTAAGTCATCTTTAAGCATAAAAGTTTTGCCCTTAAGAGCATATGATTTAGGTTTAAGTTTTTTACCTTTATCATCAGTTTTCATAATAGAGTTAATTGCACTTAATTGTTGCTCAATTGATTTATTCATACTTCCCCCGCATATTTCCAATAGCATCTTTTAAACCATAGATTTCTCCATGATCTATAACAAACTAAAACTTTATCGTTTGCACTTGGTTCACTGAACATTATATCCCAACACTGTTCATATATTTCATTCATTAAATAACAAAGTGAATTTTTACGCCTTTTAGTATTTCGTTTATCATGGGAAAATCCCATCTTATGCCCCCACTCATGATGGAAATTAGAACCATTTAACTTTGAGGTTCTTTTGTCAAAATATCTTGTATTGGTGTGTATGTATTTATCTTTAGTTGATGTAAATCCTATTATCCTTCTAAAAGAGTAGTAATCATCTACCCAAATATCCACTTCATTATCTTCTTCAGGATTTAAAACCTCACGTGCGCTCATTACGTGATAGTAAATTTCATTAGGGCTTGCATATTTCCACTTGGAGAGTTCCCCATTTACATATTCACGTTCATCAAGCATTTTTAAAAACTTATCTCTATACAAATTACTGCGCATAATTAACTGCATTTCATTTTGTATTACTTGTGCCTTATCCCTTCTAGGTTGTGTGTTTAGCTGTTTAAAATCAATTTTAATTTTTAAATTCTTTTGTAATTCATTCAAAATTTACTCCATGATTGTTGTCTATATTCCATTAATAAAGCAGTTTTTGCATCACTACTTGAAGTAGTAAAGTATGCAAAAGACCTAAAGTTTTCATTCTCCTTTTTAGATGTAGCTATTAGTTTATTTCTTTTTTCTCCATACTCAATATTAAAAACTAAATTGCAATCATATAAATATTTATCTCTTAAAGTAAATTGTTCATCAGTTAACTTTTCCATTCTTGTTTTTCTCCCCAACTACTAACACCATATTTATTTATTGGTGCATATTCAAAATCAACATCTAACATTATATGTTTATGTGGGTAGGCTTCTCTCATGCATTTTCTAATTATTGGAATTGCTTTTTCTTCCTCACCTATTTTTATATTAAAAATATTTTCATCGTGAACACAAATAGTAAAATATGATTCAAGCCCTGCCTCTTTTAATCCATTGTTTACTGCTATAATACTGGCCTTGGTAATATCAGCACTTGTGCTTTGTACAAACGCATTTAAAGCTTTATAAGATTCTTCAGGATCAAGGTAAATAACTCTACCAAAGGCATTATGAATTTTCCCATACATTTTAACTTCACGTTCTAATCGTTTTTGAAATTTTTTAAGCTTTGGAAGTGCCATAAAGAATTTAGTTTTAAAATCACTAACTTTTCTCTTTGCTTCATTTTCTTCTTCTTCATTTGCATTTGCAGGTAAAAGGCTTAAGTTTTTTGCTAATCCCAATAATCCAAGCCCATATGCAAGTGCTAATGATATTTGTTTAATGTCATACCTGCTAAAATCTAAAGATAGTAGTGCCCACAAAATAGCCTTTACAGCTAAATAAAAATCTTTATATTCCCCTGATTTAAGCTTTTCAATAACTGGCATTTCTTCAGCTTGATCAAGCATTACAATCATTTCCTGTTGACTGTAATCTACAAAAAATAATCTAAATCCTTCATCAGCAATAAATGATTTTCTAACTGCAAAGGCATCATCATCATCTAAATCAACATAGTATTTTTCTAAGTTTTGAAGGTTAGGGTTTGAACTTGAAAACCTTCCAGTTTTAGCAGCATTCTGATTAAGATCAGCATGTATATAATAGTTTTCATCTTGGAGAGTTATAAAATTTCGATAGTATGTGTTTAACTTTTTTTCAGCTTCTTTTGCGGCAGTTAGTTTTGTTAGGAAATCTAGTTTAGGGTTTTTCTCAACTAATTTTTTTAATGTCTTTTTATCAGTTATGTAATTACCTTTTTCATAGTTTATAGCCTTATCCATTGCCTGATGATAATGCTTATCTTTACCCTGTTCTTTAGCTATTTTAGCCTTCTCAAGCCAATTGCTACGCATCTTATGGGCATGTTCAGTTGCATCTTTGCGTGGAACCTCAACGCCTTTTGCAGTTAAAAATTCAGCTAATTGTTTACCACTGTTGAGGTTTATACCACCTGTAATTTTATTTACTTCAGTACTCAATTTTTTATAATCTTTTTCTTCTTTAGTAATTGCCTTTTTTGTGTAGGCTTCCCAATGCTTTACCCCTTTAATTTTTGTTTCAAGTAAAACACTAGTTAATGCTACTTCTCTTTGAGCTACACTAATCATTGTTGGGCAATCATCATCACGGTCACTTATATATTGTTTATCTTTATAGTTTATACAATTTAAAATCTTTTGCCCTAAATCATAAGTTGTTCTTGCATCATCACAACCATATTCAAACATTAATTCAATTGGAACTTTTTGATATTCAGGAATTGTTTTGCCTTTAAAAATATCTTTGATGTAATTACCATCATAATCTTTTTGATATAAATCATTTGATTTAATATGCTCTAGTACTAAATCATTTTTCTGTTGGCATTTATAATATTGTGCTAAATATTTCATTGATAAAAAAGATTCTTTATCAAATTTACTTTTGCCATGCTTATTGTAATCTATTCTTGCTATTGAAGGGCAATCAATAATTCTTTGATTAAATTTTAAACCGTCAAAGTGGCTTATTGTCCCATCGAAAATTGCATTAACATAATAAATAATCCTATTAGGATCATCAAATATAGGTTGTAATTTTTGTTTATGCTTCCAATCAAGTTTGTTATTAAAGTTAACATAAAATTCATCATCCTTTGTTGCGAAAATGTGAGAAAAAGCCCTTGAACCATGGAACGGGTTTAGCCCACCTATTCCTAATGGCCCAAAGGTTTCAGTATCATGGGCAAGGCGTGCATGACTTGTGAGTTCACTTATAATTTCTTTTAAGAACTTTTCAGTTTCAACGATATGCCTTGCCATGGTTTACTTCCTTATTTAACTAATGATCTAACTGCACAATCTTTTGCTTCTAATAATTTTCTAATGCCTGCCGCTGTCTCTCTACCATCAGCATCATCATTAACACATCTAAATGCCATTTGATGTGCAAGCTCACTAAAATCTCTACTTATTACTTGAAGATGTTCAGGCAAATGTGAGAATTTAAAATACTTTAATATGTAATCAAAATTTTGTTCCATGGTTTACTTCCTTTTAGTTCTGTATGGTTTACCTGTTCTTGACTTTGAATGATTAGCCCCAAGCCATTTATCAGCATCAATTGAATCTTTGTTTGAAATACCAAGCCCTTTTTCTAATAAGATTTCAACTAAAAGCCAACCTGCAATTCCCATTGCTTCAGCTTTAGTTTTAATTTGATACTTCACTTCATCACTCATTTGCCGCTGATAAAAAGTTGATCTTGTTTTTATCTTCTTTGCCATGATTAAATTCCTGCGTTGTCACTAGCTGCATCTACAACATTAGAGTTTGATTTTTTAGCCGATTGTTTTGCAGCATCATGAACATCACTATCATCAATTTCAATAGCGTTAGCATCAATCATTGAAGTTATTTCAGTATGTGCATCTTTTAAAAATGGCATCATCTTTTCAGGAAGAAGCCCACCAAATTTAACAACTTTTACATAATAATCATGCTCTTTTTTAACTTCAACTGTTGATAACTTGAACCATCCAACATAACTTGGAAGCTTTTTAGCATTAAGAACTTTAATATCACTAACTAAATCACGCCCACCACCTTTAGAAGTAGATGCAAAATCTAATACATATGGTTTAACAATTCCCGCTTGAGCATCTTCACCTAAAAGAACATAAGCACTAATTACTTGCCTTCTAGTAAATTCATTTCCTTCTTCAGTAAACTGATATTCAAGCTCATGATTTTTACCAAGCACCATCATTTCGCTAGAAACAAATTCTTTTTTGCCATCAGCTAATAACTTAAATGTTTGCCATCGTTTAAAAGTTTTAATTACTATAAACGGTAGAAATTCTTTTTCACCATCAATGTCTAATAACTTTTCTTCAGTACGTGAATTAATATAATCACCATCTTCAATGCCATTTCCTTTAGCTTTGGAGAGTTCAGACATTGTTTGCATTAACCAAATCTTAGGAACAACAATATCATTTTGAAATAATTCTTTATTACCTGTAATATCTAGTTCAACACCTTCAAAGTTAGATATATCATAATTTGCAATTGCAG